GCTACATTTAAAGCATTAGTTATAATGCTTCTTCTGAATCGCTTACTACCTACACGATCTATCCAGAGATAAACCATGTCATGAAACTTAGGGGTGTTCATTATTTTAGATTAAAAGAAAGCCGATTGATTAACCGGCTTTCTTGATATTTATTTTAAAATCCATCTAATTCATCATCATCGAGTCCGGAGCTTCCCGTAGAAACAGCATTCGGATTGACTTTAACAGAACCTTCTTTTCTAAGATTTTTTGCCGCTTGCTGGGCCGCAAATTCTACTGGATCAATTTCATTCAAATCTTTTAAAATTCCTGTAGTTCCATTTGTTGACCGGACAATAGGTGTTTCTATTTCTGATAAATCAACAGAAATTCTATCCTTAACCTGAATAGCTTTTTTCTCCTTTTCCCTTGCTTCTTTCACAAGCAAAGTAAATAGTCCCAGGTCTTTCATTAAAAATCGAACAGCATCGTCCATTTGATTTCCAATTGACTGAACACCGCGTAATAAATAACCTCTGGTTACATCTTTGGTGATTAATCCCATGGATTCTGCAAGAATGAAGTTTTGCTTTGCCCGGGTAAATTCCATGTTTTGGTAGTAGTCCAAAATTACCTGTGGTTTGCTCATGGCCGTTTTTTGCAAACTAGCCTTCACTACATTTATAGAGCAGTTCAATGGATCAAGGGCAAAGAGTCTTCCGAATTCTTTAATTTCATCATCAGCCATATTACGAATAATATTACCTGCTTCAAATCCCATATTGTAATTGTTGATCTCATTGATTGCTTTGATCTCCGGATCATATACCTGATAACGGAGTTCTTTTAAATTTGGCGATCCTTCCATCCACATATGGTGTTTTATAATGTGAAATGTAATTGCGTCAATTTCATTTTCAAGCTGAAAGAATCTCTGGTTTCTGATTTGAATCTGTGCGTACTTGTACCGGTTTGTCCGGGGATCCAGTTCTACAGGAATTCCAAACCATACTTTTTTAACTTTTGGTTTTCCCATTTCATAACCAATAAAACAGCGAAACGAAATGTTCTGTTCTTTGAATTTGTTTTCTGATACTGGTCTGATTTCTACTGAGCCTGTCCTACGCATGAGCGTATGATCGAAAAGCTCGTCAAGCGGCTTAATGCCATTCACTTCTTTTAATCCTATTAAATGATTCATCTTACGATTGGTTTTTAGGTTAGCCTCAAAGATAAAATAATATTCCAAAAAAAATCCCAGGCTATTAACCTGGGATTTCATCTTTAATTAACACTGATTAGGCGGCCATCCGGATAATTCCGCAAGACTGAGTATTGTAAATAAAGATACCGTTGTGTTTAAGCATGTTAAACTCAATAGCATCTACTGATGTCATCATATCTCTATCATCACCAGTTATACCATTGATATAACCAGAAACCATATTACGATTAACACCATTAGCTCCTTTTGCAAGGATTTCCATATTTGCTCCTTGTGGTCCTTCGGATGCGTCAAGGAATAATAGCATGTTGGATTGAACTAAATCACCGGATGAATTTCTTTCAAACCAGCGTTCTTCATCATCCCACATAGTATTCTTACATGCAATTATAGTATTTCCACCATAAGAGAATGTATCGAAGTTTCCACCTACATGAATATCTGCATTTCCGGTAGCAGAATTATTTGTGCTTTGACCACCAAGACGATTAATCCAATAGTCACGAAGAGCTTCCTGAATACGTAAGTAACCAGATGTTCCAGAAACAACATACCATGTTTTACCATAAACAGCATTGGATTTTTTCTCCAACATTGTCATCATATCTTTGATGTCATCAACTGTGGCGCCGCCATCAGATGCTGAACCAAACAAAGTATTCTGACCATCGATCTGAGGAATAACACCATCACCGGCAATTACTTCATTTCCTGTTTCGGAATCGATCAAAGAGGCAACATTCAGCAAGTTTCCGTTTATGTCTTTCATAGTAGAAGTACCATGCCATTTAGCATGTTCATCTTCCATCATAAACTGTAACCGGGCTTGTGCTTCTTTTGCAAAGAACCATCCTTTTGATTTACCCATCGGCTGAATCCATAAAACGTCAGTCATTGCATCTCCATCGATAGCAATTGTCTTACGCTGAATAGTCAGGTGATTGATAAAAGTTGAAGGATAGTGGCTTCTTCCATAACCACGAAGGGAACGGGCAGAGAAAGTAGTAAATGCACCAAAAGCTGTTTTTTCACCTTGTTGCGGAGCAACATGGATATTCCAGTCAAAGTTTACCGGACCAACAGATTTAAATGTATATACAAATCCACCTGGGCCACCAGAAGGTGCACCCTGTACTCTGGCATAAAATCCATCAGTATAGAATTTTACGTTCATTGACGGTGTGATGTAGTTATCTTTTAAGATAAGTACAAATGTTCCATCGGCTGATGTAGTTCCTACTTGGGAAACAACAATTGATTTTTGCTGAATACGACCTTGCACCTGATAACGGTAACCATTGTCACCAATCATTTTGCTTTGATCGACTTTTCCAATTTTGGTACGAACGTTGTCCATACGACCAACCTGAAGATCCCATGGAGCTTTTGCTCCGGATACAATCAGTGTAGAAAGCATACGCGGTTCTGCGTACATGATAACATCACGAATTTCAGGTTTTTTGATCTGATTTTGCGTAAGGTTTGAGGAAACCGTACACGTTTCGTCATAGGTTCCCTTTTGAATTAATATTTTAGACATTATAGATTTGAGTTTAAGTTAGATTAATCTCAATCTTTTTGTCTGAAAGATCTATTCTTCTCCTTGTCCGGAAGGGTTTTTTACAAAATCTCCCCAATCAGACAATGGCTCAGTATTAGCTCCCCGTTCTGTTCCTAGTATTCTCTTTCCACTTTGATTCCCTGCAGGCATTTTTGTATTGTGCAGTTCATTCCGGGCTATATTTCGCCCACCATCAAAAGTTTTAGTCAAACGCTCATTTATGGCTGCTTCGCCAAGTTCTGCTTTTACGATAAGGTCAGCTACAAAATTTGGATCATTCTTAAACCGATTACGGTAATAGCCTGAATCCCATTTTTTTTGAATTGCCGCCTTATGCTTATCATTAATTTTTACATCATAAACCTTGTCAAGTGTACTCAACGCTGATTTAAACAATGTATCCTCTTTTTTTCTTTCGTTTTCAATTCTTGCCTGCTGTGATTCATAAGTCTGAACACCCTGATCAATAATCTGCTCTCCGGCTTGTTTCTTATTCATCTTTACAGCAGCCCTTAATCGTTTTGCACTTGATGCAAGTTCTCCTTTTTCTTCAATCAGCTTAATTTCTTCTTCAATCTCATCAGCAGTATATTCACCAGTTCCTTCTAAAGAAGCAGTAATTAAGGCTTTGTCATCAAGAGATAAAACCTTATCGTATTCTTTCAATGGATTTATATAATCTTCCATTGTCTTTCCTGAAGCTAAGAATTTAATAAGATTTTGTGCTTCGACAGGATATTTATCAAGAGCAATTTGTTGTGCCTCTGTACGAACCTTCTCGATTTTTGCCTCTACGCCTTTTTTGAAAACTTCGAAATCATCAGCATCAACACCATCGATACCTATTTCTTTGGCTGTTTCAATCCAAGTGTTTTCTGCAGGAGCATCTTCAGGAGTATCTGTAATATCTTCCGGATCAGGAAGAGTAAGTTCGTTTTCATCTCCAGCCGCTGCCTCAACTGGAGTCTTTTCCGCTTTTATTGTTTCATCGGACACCTTCTTCGTAGTGTCTGCAGGTTCGTTGGGTGCTGCCGCAGCTTGCTCTTTCTTAGATTGGGAATTAATTGGTGTGCCTGCTGGTGGTTTTTTTCCATCGGGTACAGAAGTGTCTTTTATTTTTTCGGGTTCGGCGGGTGATGCTTCTACAGTAACTGTATCCCAGTCCATTCCACCGGCAACTGGTTTTGTTTCTTCTGTTGCTCCGGCTGAAGTATCAGCATCTGGAGAAAATTGAATTGTTTTTTTGGTATTCATCTTATCGATTTTTTATGATTCGTCTGAGTCATTATCCATTCCTATTGCTACAACTCTCACATAGGCACTATATTCTGATTCATTATCCGGTTTAGATACGGATTCAACAATTGCATTTACTTCAAGTTTAATGGTATCTCCAACCTTAAAGTTTTTTACCTCTGGTACATCGCTACTTTTAAGGTTTAAAGTAGGTCGCTGATCCCATGAATCAAATGATTTAGATTCTGTTTCTGCTTTCTTTTTTGCCGGAGCCTTTAATTTTTTCATGAATATGCAATTTTAACAATTATTTAGATATGTCCAACATTCGATCATCCCGTTTTTTGAAGATTTTTTTGTTCAGCGTCTACTTCTTGCTGACTCATTTGAGCCATTTTCATATCATTGATATACTGATTAGCGGCTTCCTGTGTTAATAGTCCAGCTTTTATTAATCCCTGGATAATATCCCGATCTATTTCGTGTCGTTTTTGAGCAAGATCTGCTTCTTTCGCCGCAATTAGTTTTTGTTGCTGATCCATTGACTTTGCTTGCTGTGCACTTTCTTGCTGCTGTTGCATTTGATCTTTTACAATCTTCCAGCCTTTTTCTGCAATTACAGTCATTTCATCAACAGACTCAGCCATTGCTGCTTGCCATGCATCAACAGACCGTAATTCTTGTGCATTGATAGCGGAAGGAAGCCACTGTTGTTCAATTTTTGTTCTTACAGCATCTTCTTTACTACTGTCCGATAATCCTAATCCAAAAGAATCATTAGGTAAATTTTGAATGCTATCTAAAAAACGAATTGCTTCATCACCTAATAACATACGTCCCAGGTCCGGATTAAGTACACCAAAAGAAAGTTTTCCATGTTCCATAACTTTCTTTAATACATTCTCGCAATACTTACCAAACATATAAAACATATATTCAGTAATTGTTCTGGAAATCTGAATAGCACTATTTGCATTGGTAGCAGTAGAACTGGCAGCTATATCTCCCTGGCGATCATTGTTAATTCCTGTTAATCGATCTGCTGTTGCTTCGATTTCTCTCTTAATCTCAATTAGCTTTCCAATAGACTCTGAAACACCCAGATCAATATCTTTTAGCATTGAATTTACGCGAGCTTCCCTTTGTGATGCATTACCATCTGCAGAAGAATCATAGTCATAAATTCCTTCATTAACCATTTTATGAAGCACTTGCTTCATTGTCATTTTCTTTGGAAGTGTTGCCCGATCATAAGGAATAATTTTTCCTTTTGCTTTATTTACTTCCCGACGAATTTGCCACATAACGACATTATACAACTCCGAAAGATTTTCAAGACTTTCCTGAAGTGACACACGAACACCATCACTGGTATTAAATAAAAAACCAGAATAGTTACTTGTTGTGTAATATGGATTTTCAAGATTGCCAATGATATTAGGTACTTCTTGGGCTCCTAGAAAAACATTTTCTCCGATCTGTGTATCTTCCCAAAGAACAAGTTTATAACGTACGTCTAATGAAGTACGGCCGGATTTAATATCCGTACGTAATTTTTTATCATTATCCTGTATCCATTCGTGACTTACTACATTCTTCTTTATTCCACTGGATCGCTTGTTAATTAAAGTATAAAGAGGTTTTACAGCATACCATTCAATAGTAAAAGTTTCAATCGCTTTCATTCCTGAAAGATTGTATATGTACTGTCTTGATTTACTTGCATCTCCATTAACAGAACTATTCTCTCCAGAGGTAAACATATTTTTTACCAATTCTTTTCTTTTAGAGTTTAAATCCCAATTAGCATAGATGTCATGTTCGAACATTAATCTTCTTTCTCCCAAATATGGTGATTGAAGTAAAAAAGGATCTCGTTCTGCTTCTTCAAATAAAGCATCCCTGGGATCTATTGTCCGATGCCTAGTAATACCATGATTGTCAATATATGTTTTAGAAAATGCTTCGGCAACTTTTGTAGTATCTGCAAAATTATCAGCGAGCTTTGTTTTGATATCCTCTACCTGCATTATCTTTTTAAGGATGATTTGCATCAGCATTTCATTCTTAGTCTTTGAATTAATCTGTTTCCAGATTTCTTCATCCGTCCCATCAAGGACCTGCATTCCTTCAAATGGCCGAACACCGGTAGTATTGTAAATTTTGTCTACTTTATCTTTTGTATATTTTAATCCCAGCTGTGCATGATAATCATCCAACTTTTGAATTAATGAAGCTCTGTTGATTGTATAGCATGTAGCATTAATAGGTCTGCGAATAAATTCTCCAAGTAGTAAATCCAACTTTACTTTACCGAAACGCCAATCGACAAATTTTACTGCATTTGCTTTTCCATAAGTTTCATTGAGCCATTTCAGATTTTTTTGACTGGTTATGCCATTGTAACTGGCATACAGTTTATTCATATTTTTAATCTGACTTTTTCTTCTGGCATCAAAGCGCCGGATTGCATACTGTAAACATTCCCTGCCTAGTAACAGCTGATCTACACTAGGCTCATACATATCTGTTCCCCGAAAAGAATTCGGTACTTGCGGTACTGATTGATCGTCTGCAGCCATGAAGTATTTTATAAAGTCGAAAAATAATTAAAATTCACCACGATCTAGCTTCTGTAGAAATAAATCTCCCACCCCTTTTTCACTAGAATTGTTAATATCCTTTGCTGTAGATGCATCATAGTATTCTCCGTTTTCATCAATTCTCCAATCCGGTACCGCATAAGGGTCTTCTTTTAGTTCATCTTCTTCATAAGCCGTTCCACGCATTTCTGAATCTCTGACCAAAGCTAACATTAAAGCATCTACTTCATCCCAATCAGAATCTTTCTGTTCAATATCATATTCCTGCAATCCATTAATTAATTGCGGAAACCAACATTCATCAAGTTCGTCAAGTACATAAGTTTGTGCCAGTGAGATAGCAGCCGATTTTGATTTTATCGATGAGGTTAAAAGCATTCCATATTCATGCGTTTGTTCTGAATTTGCTGATTCAAAACTACGTGGACGAAAAGCTAAAAACTGCTCTCCTCCATTATCTTTAAAATGCTTTGCGATGGCTGGCTTTCCTGCATCTATCATTACATTCCTTACAAGGTTGTAGGCTACAGCTGCTTTTAAACAGTTATCATAAAAGATCTCTTTTCTCTTAGGTCGATTACGGATAAGAAATATAGGAAACCGTTTTCCACCAAAAGATTTTCCGGTTTGCCAGTTTTTATTCGGATGGTTCCGCCGGCGCATACCAACCATACCACCTAATGACTTACTTGTTCTTGCTTTATCCTGGTCATAACTATCAATGCCCGCTACGTCAATATTGTTCCAATTAGCAAGAGGCAACTCCCTGATATATATTAGATTTTCTTCTATATTCGGATCTTTTAGTTCTTCCTCTGATACCGGATTTATATCAACAGCCAGTGGAGTTACACGTTCTCCTTTGTCGTTTCGCTTCCATGTTAGAATATACTTTCCATAACACTGTGCTTCAGTTAATAAATCAATCCTTGACATTTGTTCTGCCAATGCCTCTGGATCAAAATCGTTTCCGGAAAACTTTAAAAATGCATCCTTTTCATTTCTGGGATTATCAAGATAATATTCAAAATAAGGTTCTTTGTTTTTTGCCTGCGAAAGACGTTTTCTTTCTTTTAAGATATTATCATCAGCTTCCTGAACATCTTCACATCCTAATATTTGTTCATCTTCCAGGTTTAATTCAGCTTGCATTTTTCTGATATTCGGACAATTTTCTTCTATCTGTCCATTTTCATTTCTACTTCCAATGAAAAAGCCAATTAGTAAACGCTGTCCAAATACCGGAAATCTTTCCAGATTGTATGATTCGTGGTCATGCCACATTTCCTGGAATTCTTTTGTCGATGAAGTAATCTTTCCCCCAGTTCCATATACATAAGGCGTTCCTACCATTTTTGTTCCTACCTGAAAACAAGCCTTTGTTGCAGAAAATCCTTTTTGCAGTACTTTAAATTCTCCAGCTTCTTCAAATACACAATCATCTAAGTACTCTCCTTTGAGTACATTAGGATTGGTAAACATGGTCCGACAGTCAATCTGATTCTGTGATCCTGCTTTTTGTTCACCTACATTTGTCTTGATCAAGTATCCCGAAATACATTCTTCATCAACATTGGTCAGCTCATGTACCCGCATCTCTGGCGGAAGGTTTAAGTTGCTGGTTTTGAATTTTTTAAAGAAGCCATCCGAGTAAACCTGCAATCCGGCAACAATAGCCGCATGATATTTCTCACCTTTTAAGTCATTAGGTCTAAATCGATAGCCATGAGAAAAAACACCTTTTGCTACTTTTTCCGAAAGTCCCCGGCGCCGACCTTTTAAAGAAATGATCCCTTTAAACCGACGTTTACAATCTTCAATAAAAAGAAAATATTCTAGATCAAGATCTATAAAATCCGGAAAGTGATTACCCCGACCAACGGTAGTAATGTGTTCGAAGTTCAGATAAAAATAATACCGGCCAGGAATATATATCCCGCCGGTAGTGTAACCATGCACACAATAATAAAACTGCTCATACCACCAATCTTCATGTGCCTGTGTACCTAATACATGAGGATAGCTAAGTGAATCTGCATGCTTGGGTATGCCAAATTTAGCAACCGGATTAGGACAAAATCCTTTTCCTTTAATTAAAGGACTATATCCAAAATCCATCAGGCTAATTTTTCAGTTTTCGCCAGTTCTTTTGTTTTCTTCTTTTGCTCAATCCTATGTTTAATATCATTTTGTCGCTGGCGTTCAGCATAAGCAGCTTTCTGATTCTGTTGCCACTTTTCTATTGTCGAAAGTTTTCCTCCGGCCGAAAGCATCAATGTTTCTGTATCCCGGTTTATCTGCTCTGTCAGCTCATCGACACTATCCTGCAAAGACTTGATTGTAGAAACCATCGATTTAATAATCGATTGATTTTGTTCATTAAGTAACTCTGTCCGGAGCTTTCGAATCTTTGACTGATAGGTGATTACTGTTTCCCGCTTTTCATCATATTGTAAGGATCTATACTCTTCGATTGCTGTAAGTACAGCTTTTGAAAACTTTACATCATCATCTGAATAAGCCCGGCGCTTTGCCCGTAGTATGCGTTCATTTTCATCCAGACGCTTTAACGGACTATCGTAGTCATAGGCAAGGACAATAAATAAAAGATCGTCTTGGTTGATTTTTTTAAGTCCTGGACAGAGCTTAACAGCATCTCTATCCAGGACTATTTTACTTTGTTCATCAACACGAAATATCGTATGATACATAGTTTATTGATTATTACGTATAACGCCTAACTGTTCTCCTAACCAATGATTTGCCTGCATTAACGATATGTGTGCAATCGTTAAATAAGCATTACTCAATCCATCTTTAAATGGATTATTTGTTGATATAGCAAGAACCAGTTCTGCCATATTTGTAAAGATAGCACGAAGTTCTTTAACCATCGCTATTTCATCCATCGTCCGCATTTTTGCAATAGCATCATCCCAGTTTTTAGGCTCGTCATATAATGGCTCAATTTTTTTACTTGTGGAATCTTTACTTTCTGGATAAGGATTTGTTTTCCCTTCCTGATGAAAGATCCGACCTATCCAATGCCGAGTCACGATAAGATTTTCCCAGGCGTTCACCGGAAAAATAATCAATGAATTTCTCGGATCAATGAGAAACTTACTTTCCTGAATAAGTTTCTCATACTGAATAATCTGCCTACGCATTTCTTTTAAGGTTTCCAGACGCATATCTGGTACTGGTCCTGTTGGAGCTGCTTGTTCATTTTGTGCTGTTTCTTCTTGCATTTTTTTAAGATTAAAATTCTGTATTTATTTCTTGTTCTGTTACCCTGTTCTGTACTCCGATGTTACTCTGTAAAATAGCATGCCCCTCATTCCTTAGATAGTTCACCGGTATGAGCTTTGTCAAATTAGCATCTACCGCATCGATAAAGATAATCCCTAACCGCCCTACCCTAAATCCCCATTTCTCTGCCATTGCCGCATAGGTCGAAAGCTGCAAAGTATACTCATTGAAATTACACTGTTCCAGATGTGCCAGCTCCATTTTAAGCCACTGATTTCGTGTACTGAAGTATTGTATCCCCTTTTCCGTATTCGTCTTATAATCGAAGATATCAATCACCTTTTTACTCGATGTTCGAAAGCATGGCTTATCAGATGTACCTGCCACCAATGTGTCGTCATCGTAAAAGATAACCTCATTAAAGCTATGATCATAACCCCTGAGAATATAACAAACCGATTTGATGGCATCTTCATAACCCGGTGTATAAACTCCCGATTTAAAATACGTTTCGATAGCTTTGTGTACATCCGTACCCCATTCACGCGAGTCATCCCCCTTCTTCTTCCATTCACCCTTAATCTGCTGTATAGCACCATCAAGTTGTTTTTGTGTAGGCTTCGAAATACCCGCTTCCCGTAATCGCTTTTGTGCCGATAATGGCGCCATCATCTCAGCATCAAAATGATGCTTGAATTTATGCATGACCCTGGAAAAACTCGTATATTCCTGCCCTGTCTTTTTATGAAAATACCGATGATCTTTTTCCCTCAGAAATACCTTTGAAGGAAAGATTCTGTTTTGCATCAAACTCATTAAGCGACTTTTTCTAGTTTATGTGGCTGTTTCTTTGCCGGCTTTTCTTCTTCTGGCTCTTCCATGTCCTCCGGCATCATAATGATACCGCCCAAACTCTCCAAAATTTCCTTTGCCTTTGCCGCTTGTTCCTTTACCGATAAACTTTCGATATCCACATTCTCCAACATCTTGGCTGCCTTAGCATCTTCGGAAAATGAAAGAAGCATTTGCTTGTTGCTGTCCAGCATCTTTGCCGCCTTATACTGCACCACACCATCAAAGATCTCTGAAACAATATCCATTACTTTCTTAAATGCCGGATATCCGCTATCCACTGTAATCGCCTCATGCGAAAGTGTTATCTCCCCAAAACTTCCATTCACATATCCCAAAATTTCAAAGAAGTCCTTTTCATTCGACGATATTCCTGTTACAATAACAGAACCTTCATCCAAAATTTCCTTGTCAATCGAACAAATCACCATCAGGTGCTTCTTCAATTTGTAAAACATATTCTTTAGCTCTGCCGGTACCGGCGTATGAATGTGATGCCCCTTCATCTCATCTTTGTAATCATAAGACCCCCGTCTTACTTTTTCCAAATAAGCGATCTTCAATCCCTTGATCCCGCCATTTACCAGTTCTACTTTGTTTAGTTGCATGATTTTTATTTTTTAGGTTTATAAACACTATTAGGCTTCCATCCACGAAAGATACTATCTATATTACTTAAATTCCGATTCGCATTCTCATCAATCAATCCCTTCTCTTTAATCATAAAATCATTGTACTCCTTCTCATTCTTAAAAATCAACGTATCCAATAAAAAATTACAAGGTCGCTCCACCACAAAAGGATTGATGCTCCAGTCCCCATCATGATATTCTTTCATTAGGTTTCCCCCATATACCGAAAGACGTAAAAAAAATGGCAACTCATTATCATCTCCATCCCTTGCATGATATAACCAAGCATCCTTTTCTGCATTCTCAAAAAGATCCGCACTCGGCTCCATCGAATATGCTGTCCTTGCTATTAAATAATTATGCTCTCTTGTCATCTGCTCGTTTTTTCTCCGCTATAGATGCCCGGGGTATACAAGCCCAGGCACTATAACAGATTGTCATACTAAACTAATTTGCTTGTTTAAAAATAAGAAAAATTCATTTAATCAAAGTTCCACTGACGCTCCCCATCGCCTTTGTTTACATCCCGGTACTGCGTTCCATCTTCCCGCTCCAAATCCACATGTCCATTACTATGAATAGCCACAATCTTCACATCCACAACATATTCATCTTCTTCAAACTTCTCATGTTCCATCGGACGAAATTTTACCATATCGCCAACACTATAAGGCTCCTCTTTGTTACCAACACTATGTGTTTCATTTGTTGGCTCTTTTGTTCCTTCCCAATTTCCCGGACTGTTTAGCTCTTCCGATAACATCTTAGGCTCTTCGCCCACTCCTTTTTCTTTTGGCATCTTGCTTTAGTTTTAACTGTTTTACATAATCATTTTTCTTATTGGCTGTGTTCCGCACCCCGCGATACCCGCCAATCGGTACCCCAGATTTGTCAAAAATCTCTACATCCGCTCCATTCAACCGCTTTGCTACATTACGAAGCGTTGTCAGTAAATCACACGTATCATTCACCCCTGTCGAAGTAAACAACACCTTCCCACCATACTCTATAGTGGCTACTTTTTGTGCATCCTTCCTGCGATGCTCCGGACGTATCCGTACTTTGTAATTTGGCATATTGCGTAATTTTAAACTGTGAAACTATTTAGTTAACATCATTTCTACCTGCTTACTATCCACTACCATAAAATCTTCATTCTCTAACTTATTAACCATCATCCCCTTAACTGCTGATATATAACTGTCATAACTCTTTACATCTCCCGCACACATTGCCATTAACAGCCCCCTTTCAACCCTCTCCTTAAAAAATCTCCACGCAAACCCCTCATTCTTCGCCACTATGTAATAATACAACTTCTTCTCTACCGGCAGATCATTCGGATAAACATACTCCTCCTTCCTATACATAATCAGATAATATAAAATCTCCCTCGCCATATGCGCCTTCTCTATTCGTATCCGCTCATTAACAATAATAGCACCCCTCCCACTTCCTACCCTCACATCTTTCTTAAAAACTGTATTCCCCTGTATATTAACAAATACCCGAAAAACCTCTCCTTCCTTTGTATCAGCCAAATCTACATACATCTTCGTACTTCGATCCATTCGCTCTGCATGCTTAAACAAATCAAATAAATAATCAAATAGCATAACCTCCACTGCAAACGGCCTTAAATCTGCTCTCTCTGCTGCCCCCATTTTCTCATCCCAATATTCTTTGTCTAGTTCCATATTATTTTAAAAAATAAGTAAAATTCATAACCCCACAAATATACATACCCAATTGTTAAATACAACAAGCCAGAAAAAATTTTTTCTACATGTGAATCCGCAACTGTGTATGCCCGGATACGGCAAATTCGATTTTGAATGCCTGGTAGGGGGTACTCCAAAAATGCGATGTATGGGACCCGTTTACGGACATGGCCCTCCGCACGATTGAATTGATCGCTACATACTGCCAGCTTACGATCAATTCAATCTTCCCTCTACTAACTGCTTAGGCTCTATCACCCGTCCAACGCTCTTGTGTTATCCTGATCACATGATGAATGATTTTGCTTATTGTCTAACATACTACTATGAAAACGTTCATCGTTGCACTCATGCAGGCATGTATGAGTATGTCAAACAGTACTAAACAAAAACCAGATGAAAAAGGTTTATGAATTTCATGGTATGCTATTCTTCAGCTATGCTGATTTCATAGCATACAAAGAGAGCATGTAAGCTCGATCAATCTCATGTGACGTAGTTCATGTGAGATTTTTCTTTTTTC